CCCGCTCCAGTAACCTCGCCTACTGTTGTGTACACAGTAGTTGTAGCATCCAATGAAGCGGTGGCCGCTGAATACAGAGCAATCTTAAACACGTCTTGGCCCGTAATCGTACGGGTTAACGCGCTGAAGTTATGCTGCGCACTCAAGACTTCCGCCTTGAATGACGACGTCATGCACTGAGTAATACTCATGTGACAGGCACTCTGTTCTGGCCGCTGCGGTAGACGTCCCTACGGTTCTTGCCTTCGCCAAGCCCTTTAAGAAGTGCGATGCCTTCCTGATACTTCTGCTCATACTGAGCAACCATATCGTCCTCGCCCTTCAGATAGATATACGCTTCACGAAGCGCCCCATACAGCAAGACGTTCTGCATGTTGGACCCGAGCCACGAAGACCCAGCCGTAACGATAGATGCCGGGTAATAGTAATAGGCCAGCTGTACCGGGTAGTTCTGATCCGGCGTAGGGCCGACAACCAAGGTGTTCTGGTCGTACTGTCCATAATGCGTAGGCTGACCAGTCACAGTCGCATCAGGGAACGCCTCACGCATGTACTCTGCGTCTTTGTTAAGTAGGAACGTACCCACGCTACCGGGGTAGACAATCTGCAACGAGAAAGTACCAAGCCAGTCGGTAGGCAAGGTCAGAAACTGATTATTAAGGGTCAGCGTCCCGTTCGCTGCTTTACGCAGATTAGGGATCTGGACAGTATTGAATATGCGCTCTTCAGCCGTCTGCACAAAGACGGGGATGTACGCTACAAACGAAGACTCGGTGTTCTCCGTGTAGTCCTGCACCATCTGCCAAAGATTCGTCGGAGAGTTAACCCCGACCGCATATGTAATAGCCATCAGCGGTTAGTCTTGCCCGGATTGCTCAGGAACTTTCTACCCTTGGTTGCTGCTCCGTACCCACGCATATCGGCGTGTTCTTTCATTCCGGTACCAGCAATCCAACGCCCATGAATGAGTACACCGGCCTTGTTGATGTCCGTTTGCGGGTAACCTGTACCTTCTACGGCTTCAACGGGTACTCGCTTATCAGGAGTCTTAGCCATAACAACCTCTACGATATCGTAATAGCAACAGTGCCGACACTTCCAATCCCGACTAGCGGGTCATAGACGCCCGGAAGCGCCGAATATCCAACCGGGTTCCAGCCCCAGTAAATCTGCCTACTACCGCCAGCACCATCATTACCCGGAGCATAGTAGCTCGTGTCAGGTCGCGGGCTCTCTACAGCCTGCGGGTCATCTACAGGATACATCCCGAGTTGAAGCTGAGGATGATCCGGCTCCCAACACTCTGGGCAAACCTTGATGTTGACGTTCTTGGTCTTGATAACCAACGTCTTCAACTGGCCAAGTTTATACTGAAACCCACACCGGTCGCACTCAGCTATGGAATTCTTGCCGGAGGAGTACCTGCTACCAGCCATCTGAGGTTATCTCATAAACGACTGACGAGGGACCAACCGGAGGGAAGACTTGTCCCGATCTTCTTCTGAAGCCAACTGCCACTGCTCGTTATAGACCTCTTTGAGCATGGGGAGACGAGCTTCAGCGCCGGGGATCTTCATAGCAAGGTGGTATGCGAGGCCCGATACAAGCGCGGGGAGCATACGAAACGGTACGTCTTGTCCATTGATCCCATCACCCGCGTCCTGCATACGCCGCAAGCGCCAGTAAACGAATGTATACGTAGCACTATTGTCCGGCACGGGCCAAATAACGAACTGGGGATACTGGACTACGTTGGCCGAATCAGTGGTACCGCCTTGGCGGTTGATCCAGACTTGAAGCGGGCGGCCATTGGCATTCTTGTTCGGAATAGCAGAGTAAACGCTACCCGATATACGTGTGGCAGTGATATCAACTTGATTCTGGCCGGTGCCTGTACGAATCACGTGATCAAGAAGATCAACCGTATCAACCGGGAGATTGTACGTAGACTGATTATAGGTCAGTACTTGCTGACCTTGTTCTACAGTCCAGAGATTGATGCCACGATTAGCCCACTCCATAAGCAGGAGATTAAGGCTACGGCGAGCAGTTCGCAGATCATAGCCAGAATGTAGTTCCGCCCCACAGCGTTCAAACGCCTCCTCTACAATGGTATTGAGGTCAAGATTGAAATCGCTAGTAGCAGCGGTCTTATACGTCGGCATTTACTTACCTTGATGCCTATAGGCACGCGTCTTCTGGCTGATCTTCTTGGGCTGGGCTACGAACTGTTTACCAGCAGCTTTGCCCTTCCGCTTCGCTTTGGTAGTCGCTGCATACTCAGCAGGGGAGAGAGCTTTGATCGCTGCCTCCGGGAGATAGCGTTCCCCCGTTTCGCTGGACGGCTTACCGGACTTCGTCCGCCATTTCTGTTGCGTCCATGCTTTCAGCGATTTCTGCGGGGCTTTCAATCTCGGTATCCCCCACCCTTCTCTTTGTACCGCTTAGCCAACAGCTGTGCCTTCCTAGCACTCCACTGCCCAGCGGCGGTGCCCTGCACGGCACTCGACTTGATCTGCTCAAAAAGCGCCTTACGCATACCGGGCTTAGTGTAGTTCCCGGCCTCATTCACCTTGGACTTAACCTTACCACCAGCGGCAAAGTTCTTAGGGCGCTTCGATTTAGCGATAGCGCCCATACCACGTGAAGGCAACATTACCGCATCTTGCACTTAGTCTTGCCGGACATGCAGCAGCCATCTGCCTTAGACCGGTAAACCGAGCCGCCTTTTGCCATCTTCATCGGAGCAGCCTTCTTCGTACTACCACCCATCGAATACTTCATGCTTTTCATATCGCCACCTTCCTTAAATTTACGGCCTTTATCAGCCGTCATGAAATCCTTACCAACTGAAACCGGTATACCGACCTTCTTGGCAAACTTTGGGTTATTAGCAACCGCTGCCATAAGTCGATGTTGCGCCGCGCTTTTACTCGGCATCGTTGCCTTCTTTGGGTACGCGGCCTAGCAATTTTTGTACGGTATGGGTTTCATATATACGAATACCCGTCCAAATAATAGTAAACAGAGCACCAATTTCCGGTAGCATATCAGTCAACGCTCCGACCATCGTCGCAACCGAAAGAGCGTCAAAAGTATACTTTATACTATCAACGTATTCTGAGCGCATACTAGCAATTCCACGCCCGCAGGGACTTGTTAATCCGACTGTTAGGGTCTTTCGCGGTCTTAGCTGAGGTCAGTTTACTCTTCATGCCCTCCATACGAGAGCAAAAGGATTTTCGGCGCTTAGCATCTTTTTCTGTTTTAGGCTTCGGCGCGGGGGCCTTCAACCCCGGCTTTCCGGGGTTGGCTTTGTTGTAGGATGCACGGCCTTTTGCATTCAAGCCGCCCTTCGGGTTCTTACCTTCACTACGCTGCCATGCTGGAGTTTTTGCCATAACTCACCCGTAGAATATAGTGTAGTTCCCAGTAGCAGCCGTAGTAATGAAAGGATCGGCCTGAGCCAGAATACCTTCACCGGGGAACGGGATATACGCCGTACCGATAGGAAGCGTAAGCGACAACAGAGTGACGCCAGTAGAACCGCCATCCGTTACAGTAAACGCGCCACCAGCGGTGGTAACGAAATACAGCGCCTTGATACGAACGCGACCGGGTGTACCCAACGCCCCTGTGGCCGCGATTGACGCGGCCCTTACGTCTGTTTGCATAGTCACGGCTACGCTCCCTATCTAGCTATTACGGAGTCGCAGTATAGGTACCGTTCGGGTTACGTACAGCGTAATGGATAACGAGAGTACCCGCGCCCGTACCGCCGCCACCGTTGGACTGCGTGAAGGCAATAATAGCGTCAGTAGTACCGACGTTAGCTACAAGCGACGGATTCGCCGTGCCAAGAGCGATAGTCTGCGTACCGGACAAGCCAGCGAGCAATGTGGCGCTAGTAATCGCCGTACCGTTTACGAAAATCGTAAACGTAGGCGCGGTGGTCGTGTACGCCGTAGTGATGATGTAGCTGACCGAATCGATCAGCGTTCCCGCCGGAACGACACAAAACTGCGTCTGAGCGGTCGTATCAGCATATGCCACGGCTTTGGTCTGCATAACCGAAGTTACGCCGACGTTAGAAATCGTACCTGCGGTCGTGCCGGTGGTGCCTTTTACCGTACCAAGCAGCCACGGGCCTAAATGAGTTGCAGTACCCATGATTATCCTTCCTTATGCACAAGTCGCCGTGTCATTGGTGCATCATCTCTCTAGGAAGCTGATACGGCTGTTGTTACCTAGAATAGTTTCAGATATACGCCTGAACGGGGTTCCAGTCAAGAAAAAAGGGGGCCGAAGCCCCCTTCCGTTTCAGCTAACCGATCAGGACGCGCCTGCGGAGCCGAAGATACCAAGCGGGTCCGACCAGCCGAAGCTGTAACGCTCACGGCTCTTGTAACGGACGTTACCGGTATCGAAATCCCCGTCCATGCTATTAGCCAGCGGGGTACGGACAAAGTGCTTCAGACCGTTCGGTACGTCCGTCAGGAGGAACCAGCCATTGGTATCCGTCAGGAAGTGGTTAACGGTGAAGCCGCCGCTAATTGCGCCCATAGCACGCAGTGCGTTGATGTCGTTGTCGCTGGTGCCGACACGGAGTTCCGTATCCAGCAGCCGCTTAGCGACGAACATCAGGGCGGGCGGCACGATCAGCTTACGGCCCTTGGCGGCGATCAGCAAGCCGCGTTCGTCGGTCCAGCCAGCGATCTGGATGATAGCCGCTTCAAGCGACGTCTCATTCAGGTCGGACTGCGTAGCGAACGTATTGCTATTGGTACCACCCGACACCAGCGGGTGTGCCGTACTGCAGAGCGAGACCCCATCACCACCGGTTACACCAGACGAGAACGCTTGGTTCAGAACACCAGCGGCCTTGACTTGCTTCGTGTAAGCCATCGCACGGGCCAGCGCCTTGGTGTAACGCTTGCTGAGCGAGTCATACAGGTTGTCTTCAACCGCTTCTTCCGTGATGGAGAAGCCGAGAGCGATAGTCTCGTGGTTGTACCGCGAAGTCCATGCTTCTTGTGCGTTGTCGTACTGAATGGCAGTGCCTTCAGCCTTGACCGGTGCAGCCGAGAAGCCCGACAGCTTGGTTTCTTCTTCAAAAGAACGCTCAGAGGTCTCCTGTTCGTAGATCTCTTTGTGCTCTTCACCATACGAAGCGTACTCCATGCCGAACAGAGCGTTCAGGCCGGGGAGCAGCTCCTTCAGAAGTTGCGCGCGTGAAATTGCCATTGTTCACTGCTCCTTATTAAGCGATGTTATAGCGGTGGACGCCAGCGTTCACTTTTACGAGAACTTCAGGCGTAGTGACAACAGCTACTGCCCCAGACACCGCGACGGTCGAAGCCGTTACTGCCAGCGTAGTGGTACCAGTCGTGGTTACCGTCGAAGCTGCCGTAAGGAACGAACCGGTGTACTGGAAACCATTATTGATGATCCGGAAAACTTCCGAACCAGCGGGGATAACCGCGCCAACCGGCAAGCCAGAAACACCCAGCGACGTGGTACCGGTACCCGATACATACGTACCGCTAACCGAATACTGCGTGTCAGGTACCAGACCAACTACACGGAAACCAGCGGTGGAAGCGCCAGCGGCTGTCGCGACGATTACACCGTTACTCGAGTTACCGGTCGTGGTCGAGCCGACAATACTTGCACCCGAGTTACCAACCATGTTGGAACCGACGTTGATGCTGTTTGCCGAACTAATCACCAACGAGTTAGCCGACGCCGTCACGACTGCACGGAACACTGCGTCCGGATCGTCTACGACATAAGCAACTGCGTCACCAGCGGCAGTACCAGCGGGCCAGTATTGCGAGAACGTAGTCTGCTTAGTCGCCGGGTTGGTGAACTGGCAGCCCGCAAAGAATCCAATAATCGTGTTGGTCGAGTTAACGGGCAGGGTCGGCAACGTAACCGAACCAGTCGTCAGCGTGACCGGGTCGCCAAAGAAAATGCTAGTGTTATAGGCATTGTCGATCCGGTACATACGGGTGGAACCTGCATAAGGTTGCCCGCCAAGCAGATTAACCGCCTTGTAACCATACGGCCTATCAATCGTAGGGTATGCCATGAGTTACTCCAAAAATTAAGATCTATTCCCTCGTCCGAACGATACGCCAGACTTACGCTCGTTAAAAAGCGGCATCCGCTCGTCGTTCGTACGCATGAAGTTGTTGTCCACGGCTTCCATCTGAGACGAGGCTTGACGGCTGTAATAGTCATTACGCTGCCGAACCATCTCTTCAGGGGCCTTGCACAGAATCAATCCACCAGTCTCAACATTGCCGCTGCTATTGCCCGGAATGTTAAGCTCAGGATGGTCTACGGCTTTTACCGCAACCCACCCTTCTCTGAACTTTGCGGACGTATTCATCGGATCAGGTGATCCCATCAGGGATGTCCGTACCCACCTGAACTCCCAGCCGGGTTGCGGCTTGGGGCTTGGGAGCGTTTCCGGAGGACGCCACATCGGTACACGTTCAGCGGCGGTCCTATCGTCTACATCTCGATTAAGTCGATTCTCAGCCATTGTCGGCCTCCAGCTTAATAAGTTCTCGTGCGTACGCTTCGTTGGTCAGGCCAAGTCTCTTGGCGATGGCCACTTGCGACGGTGTCAGGCGGACCTGACGCGGCGCGGTTCCCCGCGTTACTGGAGCTACAACTGTAGCTGCCTTGCGTACAGGAGCTTTGCTCCTGACAGGTTCGGCGTCTTCAAACCGTTCTGGAAAACGCCTACGAATCGTCTCATCAATGCTGCGATAGTAATCGTCACTACGCGGATCGACGCCCGACCGGACCAATTTTTCATGCAGGCCATACGCGAGGGCGGTCATCTCCTCATCTGCACCGAACCAAGAATTACGCGCTCTCCAATCTTCAGCCTTTTGATCGACTACACGGGAGGGCGCAGGCGGTGCCTGTACCTGATTTGTATTTTGTACACTTGTATTATCGCTTTGTAAAGTGGGCTGGAATCTTTCCACCTCTTTAATACGAAGTTTCGCATCAGTCAGGGCTTCCTGTGCGTCCGTAATAAGCTCCGCATCCCCAGACTCATACGCATTTCGGAGTTTTTCTTTTGCGGCGGCCAGCTCCAGATTAGCGGCCTTGGTCACTTCGCCAATAAATACCTGCTCACCAGCACCAAGCTGTTGGCGCAGTTGCTTGTTTTCCTCATACGCCTGCTGCGCAAAACGTAACGCTTCTTCACGTTCACGCGCTACCCGCTCTTTCTCACGGCGCTCGTCGTGCCAGACCTTTTTCATCTGGCCCAGACGCTTCTTAACCTTTTCGGAATACTCCTCAAGGTCGTCGTTATCCAACTCCTCCACGATGTTTTTGGGGAGTGGTACGCGGCCACGGTCTTCTTCCGGTGTGTCGTCTACGATCTCAATCTCGATATCGTTTTCGGACTCAGCGGTCGTATCAAGCTCATCAGGAAACTTAAAGGCATCGGGCATGATTAACTCCTTATGCGCGGCTCAATCCGCGTGGATCTTCGACAACGGCCTCCACCGTATCGTCGTTGATGATGCGCCACTCGGTCCCATGCAGTTTGATCCGCGTACCGGAGTACGGGCGCACGAGAACGAAGTCGCCTTCCTTGCACCAAGGGCCGGAGGGGAACCGCGTCTCATCCTTGTAGGCCATATCGCCCAGCTTGACGACGAACAGAACCGTAGTGGTCTGCTCCTCAACGCGCTTGGTTTCTTCGACCTTGATGATGCCGCTCTCATACTCCGATTCCATTTTCGGAACCATGCAGAGAATACGATAGCCTTTGGGATCAGGAAGTTGCTTAGCTTTTTTCTCAGCCGTATCAAGTGTCTCAGCGACAGAAATATCACTCATCTGCGTCATTCTCCAGACGTTTTGCAAGGTCGTTTATGGTTAGCGTTGCGAAATCGAGACCCTGAACGATTCCACAAAGGCGTTGATAATCTGCGTAGTCCTTGACGCTACCGCGCGTCAGGTGCTCCGTTATCGAAACGCGCTCTTCTTTCAACTTGGAAGCCAAGTATTCAAGAGCGTTGTTGTAGGACATTAGGTAGTTTCTTCCTTATCTTCGTTAGATTCAGGCTCTTCAGCCATCTCTTCAGTCTCCGGCTCTTCAGCCGATGGTGCAGCAAGCTGCATTTGCTTTAGCTTAACCTCGGCTTCACGTATCGAGCCTTGATCAGCCATGTTTGCAGCATCAAGCTGAAGCCGAACCGCATTCAGTTGTTGCTGTAGTTCTTTCAACCTAACCACATCCGCCATGTCGGCGGCTTCGATCTGCAGGCGCAGGGCTTCCAGTTGTGTCTGGGCCTTGGCCTGTGCTTCTCTCAGGTTCAAATCAGCTGCGCGCTGAGCCGCGTCAGTAGTTGTCTTGTTCTGGTCCGTGACGATCCTCGCCTGAACCTCTTGTGCCCGCAGCGCCAGCTCAGCCTTCTTGACCTCGGAGTTAAGTTTCAACTCCTCTACCTTCAGGTCAGCCAGCTGCTTCTTGATCTGCAGGTCAGCCTGCTGCATCTGCACGAGCGGGTCTTGCAACTGCTCTTGAGCTTGCTGGGCTTGTACCTCGGCTTGGTCCTTCTGCAGCAGCCGTGCAGCAGCCTGTGCAGCCATCTGGGAGAGCTGCACTTCGATCTCAGGCGGCAACCGACCGATCTCGTCGTCCTCGTTCTCGAAGTCCGGCGGCGGGGGTAGCGCAGCACCCAGTTGCTTCTCGATCTCCTTGCGGTACTGGAACGCCACGTGCTCCATGATGTGGGCTGAGGCCGCCGCTTGGATGGCCTGCGCCTGCGGATTCTGGCCGATGATCGCCGCAATCTTCGGGTCCTGCATGGCCGACATGTGGACCTGCAGGTGTGCCTCGTGGTCTTGGTACAAGAACGCCTTGACCGGCTTACCCATCATGACTGCCATGTTCTCGGACACCGGGTCCATGGGCTTCTGGTCGTCGTTGATCGGTACCAGCTTCTCAGCATTCTTGACGCCCAGCGTCTCAATCATCTGTCGATGAAGGAGGGGCAAGTTATAGATCTGCGGAGCAGACTGCGCGAGCTGCATCACTGCTTGGTACTGCACCACACGCTGGGCCAACGTCGATGCATTGGGGTCTGAGACAGGGATGACGTCTACTTGATCATAGTCCGACTGTTTGGCAGCCGCCTGTCCGATGTCCGGCTGATAGTTGTACGAGACAGGCGTGTTGTCCCGGATGATCAGCGCGAGGAGCTTGAACTCCTGTTTCATCGTGTAGTGGATGCGCGCCTGTACAGCGGACATGACCTTGAGCGTACGCTCAAGGATGGCCAGCGTCGTACCGACCGGAGCCTGCGACGACATGTCGGAGATCTTGATGTCAGCTGCAGCAGCGAACTGCTTACCTTCGTTAACGATCCGATCCATAAGGGCAGCCAGAGTCTGGCTAGGCTCTTTATATGGCAGCGGCAGGATGTTGTCCCGGATCGCACCAGACGGCAGATCAACGTCCCTGAACTCACCGGGGGCAATGGGCGTATCGTCGTTCTTGACCCGCATCCCACGGGCCTTGAGGCCGCCGGGGAGGTTAGACAGCGTGCCCGCATCGACCAGCTGACGGAGAAGAGAAGTCGCCGCCTGCGTGTGGCCGCCGATCAGGTGAATCAGGCCGAAGTAGTAGAACCCAAAGCCGGGAATGTAGCCGTAGTGAACGAAGTGCTGCCGTCGCTGTTTGACCTCATCGTCCTCAAGCCAATTCCGGCGCACGGCCAGAACAGTCGAGGTACCTTTCTCAATAGTGACGACATAGGGTAGGGCGATCCCAGTTGGACGACCGTCTTCATCCTTATCTTCATAGCCTTCCAGATCAAGATCGACATGCATCTCCAAGATCTGAAACCGGTCATCCAAGGAAGCCGAAAAGCCTTGGTCGATGGCTTTCTGCTTCTCCACTTCGTCCATGACGCGCTGGGGATCACCCAAGTCGATATCACGGTAGAAGCCCGCAACCTGCAGTTTACGCAGGTCATTCCTCGTCTTGCGCATGCGGTGAGTAACCCGCTCCGCAGACTCAAGGTTCGCCGCCCCATAGGGCACAATGATGTCCTCTGCACCGATGAACAGCGCCGTCTGGCGTTGCAGAGATGGGTCATAATATATTTTCTTGAACGCATTACCTGACAGACACAGGCTCATCAGCATGCGCTCGTGCTCCGGGCGATACTCCTGCATCACCTCGGTCAGCTGATAGTTCATGTCCTCCTGCACGCGCTGTGCAGCGGCGGCCTTCTCAGGCGTCTCTTTGCCTACAATCTTGGACCGTACCGGACCCGCTGCCGGGAACGTCTCCATGATCGTCTCAGACTGGAACTTGATCGCGCTCTCCATGAGCAGGGGGTGATACACCCCGCATGCTCCGGGCCACGGCTCGCTACGCTCCTCATACTTGAGGCCAAGCAGCTTCAGACCTTTTACGTACGTATCCAGCCAGTCTTTGCGCGACGACAGATCATCCTCGTAATCACCAAGCAGGTCACTCGCAAGCAGCTGCAGGGCCTGCTCATCCATCTCTTCAGCGAGGTTGCTGTCGAAGTCTTCTTTGTCCTCGTCTTCTTTCTCCATATGGAAAGAGAAACCGGGCCCCTGAATGGTCAACTCCTCGGGATCTACGATCTCGATTTCAATGGGTTCCTCATCCGCCAAAGAGCCGAGGCCCATGGGAGCCGCGTACAGAGCCTTATCGACAGCCATTAACGTCTCCTCAACCGCGCCGTATTCTTAGCGGGGTCATACTTATACTCGGATGGACGCCTACCGGAGCGTTTTGCCGCGCGGTCTATTGCCCGCTCCTCGGCTGTCATCGCATCGCGCTTGTGGCCTTCAGCCGTCAGTTTCCCAGACTCAGTCATGTGGCCACGAGAGATGAGGATGGCTCTGGCCTTGCCCTCATCTCCAACCTGCGCGGTTAGCCGCTTCAGCAAACTGTGGCGGCCCATGTGTTTCTGCGTGGCCATAGGCGTGTCAGACTTCTTCTTTCGTCTTCGTCGTGTAGGACTTACCACGCCACGTGAAAGTCTTTGCGCCAGCTTTGCGGTAGTGGGCAAAGGCTTTTCCGAACGACTCTTCATCCATATTCCCAAAACGCCTCGGAGATTTCATAGGCTTGGCTGGACGAGCAGGGGGTGCCTCCTGAACAGTCACCTTGGGCGTACGCTTAGACGCTACCGGCTCTTTACGAGTAGCGTTCGCTTTACGTTCTGCAGCCGTCATGCGGCGCGGGCCTTCTTCTGAAGCCTGACTTCTGGCAAAAGTAACACGTGAAGGAGTTGCGGTGCCTGAAGATCTCGTTGGAGTCCTTGAAGAAGCCGTGGCCGTAGGAGCGGCAGGCGACGCAGCGCGGCGAGGAGCGGTAGCGCCACGAGCGCGGCGTGAAGTGGGCTTTGATTTAGAGCCGTCGAACAGCTTACTCCGCAACATATCGAAGAGGGCGGTATCAGAGCCGTCTGATCCGGGTTTACGGGGCATATCTATCTCCTAATAATACCCCCGTGACATAGCACGGGAGGATTTGAACCACTGGATCGGTTCTGGCTCGTCTGACGGCAAGCGGATAAACCCGCCCTGACGGAACCTCATTAACGCCAACGTCGTAGAGTCTACCAAGTCATCATTACGACCGGCAGGAAAATCGTTACACTCCTCTACAACTTCTCTAGCCCAACGTCTGTCCGGAGCCCACACGAGTCCAGCTGCGAACAGATCCGTCACGGCATTCACTCGCGAGATCTTGTCTTGACCTCTTCCGGGCGTAAACTCCATCAGCGGCACACCCATCCGCCTCATCTCTTGGTACAGCGCCGCACCGTTGGACTTCTTCTCAACGATGAAGCTATCTGGCTCCCACTCTTTATACTCCTCCAATACTAACGCTTTAAGCTCTGGAAACTCCAGCCGCTCCTTGATGGCGTTGAGCAGGATGATGTTGTGATTGTTGGTCTCCTCATTGTAGAAAACCCCCCAGACAGTCAGCGCGTTGTAGTCCGCCCGGTTATTCTTCTCCTGTGCGGCGTCCAGCGCCATGATGATGAATTCGCAATCAGGTGGGGAGTCCTGCTCCCAGACCTGCCACCACTCGCGTTTGATCAGCGCACCCTCTTCGGCGGTGGGCTGCTGCATGTACTGCGCCTGCCAATACCGGGGATCCATCGACGCTTTCTTGGCAAGCAGCTCGTCCAATGACCAAAAGTCAGGCCACAACGGCTTATCGTTCAATATGGCCGGAAACTCGATGACCTCCCATTGGTCAGAGTCATCGTTCTTGGTCATGTGGTCTATAATTTGTCCAGTAAGGTCCAGCTTACTCCATCGAGTCATGACCACGATGATGGCCCCACCCGGCATCAGACGCTGTACCGGGCCTGACTGGAACCATTCCCACGCCGGGTTGAATACATCAGCACGTCCCTGTTTCGCCTCCTGTTCGGAGTGGGGGTCATCAATAATGAACAGATCCGCGCCTCGACCAGCCAACGCACCGCCGACACCAATGGCGAAATACTCGCCATTATAGTTAGTGCCCCACCTCGACGCTGATTTACTGTCCGCCTGTAGCTCTACATTAGGGAAAATGTCGTGATAAAGGTCAGCCCCCACTAAATTCCGCACCCGACGACCGAAATTAACCGCCAAATCCGCCGTATGCGAGGCCATAATGACCTTTTTCTGTGGATATTTGCCCAAGAACCACGCCGGAGCCAGATAAGAGATCATCTCCGACTTGCCATGACGGGGGGCGATATTAACAATCACCCTTTTCTTCTTGCCTTCGGCAATTTCCTCGAAGATTTTGGCCAATCTTCTGTGATGGGGGCCTACGATATACCCGGGATATACGTGCTGAATGAAATCCAGAAAGGATTCTTTGCCTTTTTGCTGAGTAAGCTGCGTCGTGTACTGTTTTAACAGGTCAGCGACATGTCTTTTCTGCTTATCAGGGAGTGTAGGCAGGGCTTTCTGCAGTGCAGTGATATGCGCGGGGGTTAATTTAGCCGCTAAAGCACTCATTCCGGCTCTACCACGGCATATTCGACGTATTCCGCGTCATCGACACTGATCCGCAGGGCTTCAAGCGTAGAAAGAAGCTCTTTCTCCACTTCTTCCATGGGTTTTACGACGTGGGTAACCTCAGATCGACGCTTGAATGCATCGACACCGTCAATATCACCGAGTTTTGTCAAAGCAGCGATACGATCTTTAGCACTCGTAGCCGTTTCAATCTCGTTAATCAGCCTATTAACCACATACATCTTGAGTTCAGATAGCTCATCGACTAACTGAACCTTATGTTGGGTAATCATCCCGGCCAAATAGGCCATGGTTTCATTGGGATAATTGGCAAAATCCGGGCGAATTGACGGGTCTTGCATCATCTCTTTGGCAATTGACATGGCTCTGCTCTGATCGTCTTCTGTCGGCACAAGCGCCTGACCTGTAGCATCGGACAGGAGCTTTATAGTCCTAGCGCGCATCGCCAATTCATCAGCTGGCGACAACTCAGGCATGGCCATACCCGCTGATATAGGCAGCGGGATGTCTGTATCAATGTCTGGGATCAGATATGTTGTCATTTTGCGCTGTCTGGGCCTACCTATTCTTCAACAACTACTCCCTGTAGCTGCTCCTCAGCCTGTAGTTTGAGTTTGATCAGCAGGGGGTAGATCCCAGTCTTGGTCGGCAGGTCCCCGAGCAGAGACAGGATGGTGTTCAGCTCGTTAAAGGATACAGACAAGGTCAGGACTGGGTCTTGGTTTTGCATAGGCTCAGGCCCAAGGCAGCGGTGACCCAATAATCGGCGGGTTAGTTTTGCTATCAAGCAGCGCCTGCACTTCTGTCTCCAGCGGGTCTTTGATGCCTTCAGCCCATGCCCAACCAAGCACGTCAGCCTCAGTCAGATCTGCGTACGGAATAAAGGGGTCACCGGGGCCACCGAACCCAACGCTAGTAGTAATAGACGCGCTATCGCTGTTACCAGAGGCTGTAACACGAACACCAGCCTCAACTACACACAGGGGCGGCGTAGCCGTAGACGAAGTGGTATTCAGCCAATCAACAGACCATACGATGCTCATAGCAAGCTCCTATATATAGAGGAAGTGGCTAGATCATACATAAAAATAATTAGATTGCGAGTGGTGCGTCAGCATGGAACCAAATTGACAACCGGGGGGTGTTTTAGGGAAGGGGGTGGTGATTTGTGCGGATTATTGTGTATTGTGCGCGCACACGGAGTCCCAAAAAATATAGGGGGGTACCCCCCGGGTGGGGGTCCGCCCAGCCAGAAAACGACCCCGCTCCGCGCCGCCCGCGCCGTGGTTTGCGCCGCCCATGAATCCCAATGGAATCAATAGGTTACGCGTTTGGACCACGGTCCAAACCATACGTATTGACGACTGGTCTAGAACATGTATGATTGATGCACCGTCGCATTCCGCGACGGACAAAGGAGACTGAAAATGGCTAAAGCAAAAAACACGTCCGCCCTCGCAGCCGCTCTGATGGGCGCGCAGTCCGAGCCCGTACAGGCGGCCAAGCCTACTGCGCCCGAATGCATGCGCCGTGGTGGCGCGGAATGGGGGCGGCGCATCGCCGAAGCATCGGTGGCGCTTTCGGTAGTCGCGCATGAATTCCGCATCTTATTGGCCAACGTCGGGCATTCGGGCTCGCTTCCGGAATGGAAAGAATTCGGCGCAGTGCTCGATGCCGCACGTGGTCGGCTGGACTCGGAATCGCTGATCGTGGTGCCCAGTCGCGACGATATCGCGCGGGGTTTCATCGAGCGCTTAGATGAGCGCTACATGGGCCCTGATGCAGCTCTCGGCGGCGAAGCATATGCGCGACTGGTACGCGCTGCGGGCGAAGTCGGTGCGCGGCGCGTGGCGCTGATGGACACAGCGGGCTTCGTACAGCTGTGCCGCGCAGATGAAAAGCGGAAAGATGCGCTGAAGGCGCTTCGCGCTGAGGCGCAACGTCGGATCAGCAATGCGTGGCGCTCTGTGGTAAAGGCAGACAAAGAAAGCGAGGCGAAGCGCGGCGCTCGCGCAGCGTCTACGCTGTCTGATCGAATCCGCAAGGCGCACCCAGCGGACTTGCTGGACGTCACCAAAAAAGCCGGGCTCGCACTACCGGCTGAACTAGTCAAGGCGCGCAATGCGTATCTGAAGGCGCTCGACGCGTACGCTGACACCGTGGTCGGCTGACCGCCATCGGGGGCCCTTGCGGGCCCCCACCTTTACCCCGCCGCAAGGCGGGGTTTCACACCAGTTCTGTGTGCGCGCGTGCGTGTGCTGCGTTTTGGACCGTGGTCCAAAATTTGTTTAACCACGTAGACCCACCGCACCAGTTCTGTGTGTGCGCGTGCGCCTCCATGTTAGGCGTGTGCGCCAATTTTTGAAAAACTCCCCGCAAACTGTGTTGGCTCGTATGTTATATGTATGCCGCGTAGAGTTTTTGAAAAAATTAAATGAAGTCTCGGCCTAACGTAATGTGAGTGGTACTTAACGTGATAGCCCATTAAATTTTTTCCAAAAAGTTGTTTTGCCTTTTGGACCACGGTCCAAACGATAAAGCGAAACTTCATCTAATTTTTTCAAAAGGTATGGTTAGTGAAACTGAGCATGTAACTTAGCCATTCAGAAAAAATGACACAACTTGTAACGTCTGTTCGGCTGTTTTCGCAAAAAACCTCGCGGCACAAATTTAATCAATAACTTAAGGGTAAAATGGACTTGAAAAAATCCGGGGTTTTTAACAAGTGACACAGCCTAGTATGTATACCCTATACGTATTCGTGTATAGTTAGAAAAAATGACACAGCTGGAATCAATGACTTACGTAGGGGTGTAGGTTACTTGTAATTAACAAGCCGTTGGATGTGTCAACTGTGTCACTTGTGTCATGGTTTTAAGTATATATGGCTTGTAACAATCGCAAAAATGAGCACGCGAGGGCAGGCAGCAGGCGCAGGCGACATCATCACCGCTCAGGGAATATCCTCTTCAAAAATCATGACACAATGACACAACATACATATTTATAAGTATAGCGCGCTATATGAATCAAGGACTTACAAGCCCCAATACGTATAAAACCTTGTACCATTAGCTTACTTACAATTTTGACACAACTGACACAGTAAAGTTAGGTGACCAAGCTCCCTTCTCCCTGCAAATCCTGCCGCTTGACATAGAACTATACATATGAGATAATGTACTCAATGGCCCAGACCGTCTGCGCCAGACGCAAAAATAACTTTTGGACCGTGGTCCAAAAAACGGAGAATGACATGACTGCACAGATCGAGATCACGGACACGTTCGCAGGCGAAGCGAACTACTGCTGGGTAAAGCGTGGCAGCACCACTGCCCGCTCGCGACGCGGTATCGTCTCCGCTGTAAAAAATATAGCTGGTTGGGCAGGCTGGTGCCGTGTGCGCGTCGAGGACTGCGGGGACCTGATGATTGTGCGCCCTACGGCATCGTCGGGCGTGTGCCAGATCGCGTTCGTAACGTGGGAGTGAGAGCGATGAGTAACAGCTACACCTGCACCTGCGGTGCCCACGTGCCACCAGCACGCTACGTTCTGGGATACAAATTATGCATGCCTTGCGGGGAGCGCGAGGCCAGAACAGTCACGCACTGCATCGTGCCCATGCACAAGTCAAACTACGTGCCGATCAGCAACCTGCAGGACTTGCGCGAACTGAACCCGAAACGGCAGGCCAGATAACGGAGAGCCAGACAAAACAAAAACCCCAGCAAAAACAACGACTTGACATAGAACCATACATATGAGACAATGATCCTCAGTGGGGCAGTACGTCTGCCCCACAGTGCAAAACAAATTTTGGACTGCGGTCCAAAAATCAAACCAAACGGAGCTGAGAACATGAACACGAGCAACGCACACAACATCGTCACCTTAGAAAAGCCAGCCCACGTCACGGACCTGCGGTCCTCGGGCATTCTCGTCACCTGCCTGATGCACTCGACCACACTCACGGTCACAGACAAGCAGGCGGGCAACGACGTGGCCGACCGTGTGGGTGCATCACGTCAGTCTGTGGAGCTGCGCAAGAAGCTGGCGGGCAACATGCCCCAGTTGAAAGACCTGCAGAACATGCGCCAGACAATGTACAACGGACTGAAGGCGCTGACCTACGACTGGGCGGGCGACAGCAAGTACCTGCCGAGTCCACGGTTCGAGGCATTCGCACAGTGGTGGTCCGACCTGCAGAAGCAACACGCAGCCGCCAAGCAAGCGTTCCTGCAAGCGTGGCCAGATGTCGTAGCAGCAGCTGCCTTCGAGCTGGGCGATCTGTTTGATCGCAACGACTACCCATCGGCTGAGTCATTGGAAAACAAGTTCTACATGGAACTGATCCAGTCCGAGGTGCCTGTGGGCGACTTCCGCAACGTGCTGTTCCACGAGGCGCTGGGCGATGCGACAGCGGCGCTGCAGAGGCACGTCAACAACGCAGTCCAAGGCATGCTTGCCCAACAGATGAAGCAGCTGGGCGACGTGCTGCGCAGCCTGAGCAAGACCTGCACGGTAGAACAGGACCCGCAGAACGGCGGGACCAAGGTCAAGCGCGGTCGCCTGTACCAGACGACTGTAGAGAAAGCACTGGAGCTTGCGGATATGTTCGCGACGTTCAACCCAGCTGGGGACGCAGACCTGCGCGAGGCGCGCAGCATGCTGGCAGAGACCTTGCGTGACGTGTCCTACGACTCGCTGAAAGAGAACGACACCCTGCGCACCGAGGTCAAGCGTGGCGTAGACAACATCCTGAACAAGTTTTCGTTCTGAACCGACTGACAACCAAGGAGACCGACATGACACAGAATCACACCAACTACGCACACACCTACCTGCCCAACATCCACGACTGCGCCAAGGCAATACAACGTCACGGCCACGTCAGCACCATCGTCGTGCAGGGCGTACCGGGCGTAGGTAAGACCGGGCTGCTGTCCCTCATCGCAGAGATGAACGGCGACAAGTGGCGACGCGTGGGCGACGAGGCACGAGCGGACGGCTGTGACCGGTGCGCGGGAGACAAGTACAACTATGTCTACATCGACTGCAGCAACCTGCAGTACGGCGACCTGTTAAGCATGGTGCCCGACCGCCAGTCGGGGCAGATCGAGGAGTATGTCGGCGGACTGTTCCGGCTGGACGACCCGCGACCCAAGGTCATCATGTTCGACGAGGTCCTGAAGCTGCCCAAGAGCATGAAGCCCATCGTCACCCGCACCATGCGTGAGCGTACGATCGGGGCGCGGCCCTTCCCGACGGGGACTATTGTCTTCGGTACGTCCAACAACGCACAGGACGGCATCGGTGACTCGACGCAGGCACACGAGGGCAACCGGCTGACCTTCATGCCCATGCACATGACTCGCGAAGTGTGGATGCCGTGGGCTGTGTCGAACAATGTAAACGCCACGCTTCTGGCATGGGTGCAGCTGACCCCGGAACTGTTCGAGACCTACATGACCACGCCGCCTGACAAGCTGGCGCAGAACCCGTACGTGTGGAACCCCAAGCACCCCAAGACATCGTTCGTGTCACCGCGCTCGATGGTCACGGCGTCCGGGTATCTGGATGACAGGCACGTGCTGGGCATGGACCTGACGTTCCAGTTGATCTCAGGCTGCATGGGCGAGGCAGCGGCGGAATCGCTGCGCAGCTTCGTGATGATGGAGTCCGACATGGTGGACGCGGAGGCTATCAAGGCAGACCCGTACGGCGCACCCATACCGGCGAGCAGGATCACACAACTGATCACCCTGTACCGCAGCGTGCACGCCATCGAGACGCAGGACGACCTGTCGGCATACGTGACCTACGTAGGACGCCTCGACAGCAAGGAGCTTGAGACGGCATGGGCTGTGTCTGTAATCGGCGCACCGCAAACAGCTGGGCTGTGCCGCCGCAACAGCTACTTCAAGCAGTGGCGGCTTGAGAACGGCGTGTACCTGCGCAACATCTGAGAGGAGGAATAGGACATGAACATGCTCGCTACCACTACCCACAACACCGCGTCCGGCATGGACGCGGAGACCTTACTCAAGACAGCACACATCAAGATCCTGAACGACCGACGTACCGCAGCACTGGGCGCTGCCATATTACTCGGTGAGTCTTCGATCACAGATGACGTGCCCACAGCCGCTACAAATGGCCGAGACAAAGTCTATGGCAGGGAGTTCATGGACCAGCAGACGCTGCCCCAAGCGGTATACATTGCGTTGCACGAGAACCTGCACGTGCTGAAGATGGACATCACACGCCATCGTGACCTGACGCAGGAGGACGCCCGCCTGTCCAACGTGGCCATGGACTACGTGGTCAACAACATCATCGAGGAGCTGATCGAGGAGGGCGTGCCGTTCATCGCCAGACCGGCCAGCTGTGAGCCGCCGTACGACGTGAAGTTCCGAGGCTGGGACGTGCGGCAGGTATACGAGCACCTGCGCAGGGAGGAGGAAGAGGAGGAAGAGGAGGGCAAAGGCAAGCCCCAGCCAATGGACGCCCACGACGAGAAGGGCGACGGGCAGAGCATGACCCGTGCGGAGGAGGAGCAGCTAGAGCAAGACATCCGCACCGCCATCCACCAAGCAAGCGTCATGGCCGGAGCGGGTGGTGGGAGCATGCCCCGTCAAGTGTTGGCAGCTGTGGCACCGGAGGTGCGCTGGGCAGACGAGATGCAGGAGTTCGTGAGCGATGCCATGCGTGGTGATGACGACATTACGTTCCGGCGCTACGACCGACGCTACATCACTGAGGAGATTTATTACCCAACGACCCACACTGAGCGCGTTGGCGAGCTGCTGCTGTGCATGGACACGTCAGGTTCAACGTACGGTCCCGTGCTGGATGAGTTCATCGGCGCGTTCAAGGCCATGGTGGACATCGTGCGCCCTGAGTGGGTGCGGGTGCTGCACTGGGACGACGGCGTGCGACGAGAGGACATCCTGACCGAGGAGGAGTACACGCAGGACGATCTGAGTACTGTTCTGCAACCCATCGGGGGAGGCGGCACTTGCGTCACACGGGTCAGTGATTACATCATCGAGCACAGCATCCAAGCAGACGTATGCTTGGTGTTCACAGATGGCTACATTGAGTACAACCCGCAGTGGCAGGTAGCGATGCCCACGCTGTGGTTGGTTACGCGTCGAGAGGGGTTCACGGCACCGGGTAACGGTCGAGTCTTGAAAGTGAGGGCGACGTCATGAGGAGATTCGGAGACAATAGCAAACCCGCTAAGTTCATCATGGAGGACGTGCTGCTGATCGCAGCCGTCATCTTGGCGGTGTGGTTTGGTAAAGAGCTAGCTGCAGGAGTGTTCGATGCGTTTGACAGATGGGGTGCAAAATGAGGCTAATCGGAGAACGCCATGAAACGTATTAAAAATCAGATCCAAGTCGGCGACCTCGTCACAGTTGATGACCTCCCAGACGCGACTGTGTTTGAGGTGATTGAGGTCAACGCGCCGTGGTGCCTGCTGATCGACTCCGCACGAAAAGGGATGAAGCAACGACCGCAGGAATTCTTTACCGAACTGCTAACGATCAAAACCGCTGATTGACTGAGGGAGGGCTAGATGAAAACCCTCGACACGGAGTGGCCGCGCCTGCTAGTCGAAGCAGTGCGCGGAGCAGATAACATAGTTAGTACAAATAAGTTATGGGCGGTGTCTACTGACAGGCACCGTGAGCTGGAGTCCTTTGCCGGTACGCCGCTGACATGGAAAGAGGCAGCCGCATGGGAGTTCCTGCTAAGTAGACCGAAGTACCACAAGTGAGGATGACAAAATGAGTGAGTATATGTACAGCGCGTTTTTCCACGAGACTTACCCGGCTGATGAGAATGCACGGCGCAAGCTGGTCCGGTCTAGCTTATGGCCCTTAGTTGAGGCGGTGTCGCTTGCGACCGACCGTAAGCTCAAGATCATATGGGATGATGTGCAGGTCTATACAGGTCTCTTTCTCAATGGCGGCCTAGACAACGAGCCCCTTACCGAGACGCATGTGCGCATGTCGTTTCATGACGGCGATGGCGGCGTAGAAATTATTTCAGAGAAGTGTGGGACGACAACCTTCACAGTTCGTCTGATAACACCCGGGCGCGAGCCATCCGATGAGTACCAGTGCCGCGCCGTAGGTAAATCAACCTCGCGTCTTGTGGCCCTGATCAAGGACATCAACGCACCCAAGCGCAAAGTGCGTAGGATCGGGTATCTACTGCACAGGATGCATACAGTCCACGCGGCCAGAAGCAGTCACGCGCACTCTGCCATGTTCCGCATGTGGGTTGCGCACAGGCGCAACCTGTCTGAGCAGCTTTTGCGCAACACGGATCTGAACAAGATCGGGGCACCCATCATGGGTACCATGTCTAGTTCAAACAGACTTATGCGTGATCTACTGCACGTAGCGGATGGACGTGCTGATCTGTTCAGAGTTGAGAGTATGCGGCAGATCAGAGAGCTAGCCTCAATGCTCGAAGATCATGAGGAAGCTGAGGCTACATTCATGTCCAAAATGGATGAGATGTATGCGTCAGGCCCACGGTGGGTTGTTGTGCCAGTCTTCATCACGGGGTCTGACCGCAGATTGCGATCAATGCCGCATAGCCCGACGCGTACGAGCAATCAGATCCTGATTGGATACACCGTGGCGAAGTACATGATCACTCATGACTTCGATGTAGTGGACAAGGAAGACTCTAGGCCAAAGTTCAGCGAGCTAATTCCGCCGACCTTCTACCAACTGGACTGCATGCCGGAGTACATGCGCACTGATCTAACCGACGCCCTACTGTTCGCAGGCATCCACGCCAAGCAGCAACCACACCTGACGTGGGCGGTAGATACAGATCACCATTTGCCAATGCCCACCTATGCAACGGTGAGGATGCAGCAAGAGAACCTTGTTCTCACGTTCGAGGAAGTAGGGGCGGCCTTCTCCGTTTGGCTAACCCATGGTTTTCCATGCTTGGTTGCGTCGGTTGATGCGGCACCGGTGGCGGAAGAATGACACCAGAAGCTAGGGTAAAGGCTAAGGTTAAAAAGATTCTGAAGGAGCTGGGCGCGTACTACGTCATGCCAGCAACCGGAGGCTTTGGTAATTCTGGCGCACCGGACTTCGTGGTGTGTCACCAAGGGCGATTTTTTGGTATAGAGTGCAAGGCCGGGCGGAACACGACAACCGCCCTACAAGATCACAATCTGTATCAGATCCAGAGAGCTGGCGGTACGGCACTGATCATCAATGAAACCAATGTCGATGAGTTAGAAAAGGAGTTAATGAAGTGAATCTGCGGAACAAAGTCATCTCATGTATCGAACAAGGTATGGGAGTAGCAGACACCGCCAAGAAGACAGGCGCATCTAAGGGCTATATCTACACGCTGCGCAGTGAGATGAACAAGGCCAAGAACAAGGCCAAGAAGCCAGAGACCCAGACAGTCGCGGATGGGGTGAACAAGGCGGACAAGGCGGACATGGTTAACAGCCCCGTGCATTACCGCGTAGGTGGTATTGAAGTCATCGACTTCATCGAGGCTAAACGTCTCAGCTATCACCTTGGTAACGTAGTGAAATATGTATGCAGGAGTGAGCACAAGGGTGAGCAGCTGCAGGATCTGAAGAAAGCGCGCTGGTACCTTGAGCGTGAGATCCAGAATTTGGAGACCGCATCATGAGCGAACACGAGCGCATGGAGCAGTTCTTTGAAGCCAATGCAGGCAAGGCGTTCCCTGAGTACTTCAAGTGCTTCTTCAACTGGAGCAAGACAGAGGACGGAGAGTACAAACGAGCGGCTGCGCAGATGTTCTGGGCTGCGTGGCAAGCTGCACAATATGGCAGCGTAAAATAAGAGCAAGATGATGGATCTGAAAAACAGACTCCACAAGGACATTCGGGCCGTACTGGATCAGTGCGGCCATCCTTGGGAAGCGAAGCCCGGTAGTACACATATAAAAATTATCTTAGCGGGTAGGATGGTAGGTATTTACCCGCTGGGCAGTAGCAGTAAATTAAGTGCGATGGGTGCGCAGCGCGCAGTCTTTAACACGATCAGTCAAATCAGAAGAACAGTAGCAGAGTTGGATGCGAAGGCAGGCGTAAACAATGTTAGTAACGATAGACTTTGAGACCTTCTACTCCAAGGACGTAGGCTTCAAGAAGCAGACCACTGAGGAGTACATCAACGATCCGCAGTTCCATGTCATCGGCATGGGCATCAAGATCAACGACGGCGAGACGCGGTGGGTGTCCGGTGACGACGCGGTGCGTCGGGAACTGGTGCGGATAGACTGGTCCACAAGCGCCGTATTGGCGCACAACACGCTGTTCGACGGGGCCATCCTGTCATGGCGGTTCGGCGTTGTCCCAGCCTTCTACTTCGATACATTGTGCATGGCACGTGCGATCCACGGCGTCGATGCTGGCGGGTCTCTGGCTGCGCTGGCTACGCGTTATGGCATTGGCCAGAAAGGTGATGAGGTAGTCAACGCGCTCGGCAAGCGCCTGTGTGACTTCGATGAAGAAAGTCTGGCTCGGTATGGTGAGTACTGCATCAATGATGTGGAGCTGACATACAAACTTTTCCACAAACTGGCTGCAGGGCTCCCTGAATCTGAGTTAGATCTAGTAGACATGACATTGAGGATGTACACGCAACCCGTATTTCAGATCAACGAACAGCTGCTACTGGACAGACTCAAGGCTAAGGCTGAAGAGAAACGCGCGCTGCTGGGTACACTGACTGACGTGCTGGAATGCACTGAGGAAGAACTGTCTAAGAATCTTTCTAGCAATCGTAAGTTCGCTGACGTGCTGCAAAGGTTCGGCGTGCCTGCCCCCATGAAGACCAGCCCCACGACGGGCAAAGACACCTACGCGTTTGCCAAGAACGACGAGGAGTTCATCGCGCTGCAGGAGCACGAGGACTTTGCTGTGCAGCAGCTATGCGCTGCGCGTCTGGGTACTAAGTCTACCCTCGAAGAGTCGCGCATACAGCGGTTCATCGACGTAGGCAGGCGCAATGGCGGCAAGATACCTGTGCCGCTCAAGTACTACGGCGCGCACACGGGGCGTTGGGCTGGCTCTGATGCGATAAACTTCCAGAACTTGCCTAGTAGAGATAAGACCAAGAAGGCGCTCAAGAATGCCATCGCAGCACCAGATGGTCATGTGGTCATCAACTGCGACTCATCACAGATCGAAGCACGCGTGCTGGCATGGCTGGCTGGGCAGAATGACGTGGTGGGGCAGTTCGCGCGTGGAGAGGATGTGTATTCGATCTTCGCGTCGAAGGTCTATGGGTTTGAGGTGAGCAAGGCGCACCCGACTCAGCGTTTCGTCGGAAAAACCTGCGTACTCGGGTTGGGATACGGTACCGGCGCAAAAAAGTTACGTCATACGCTAGCTACGCAACCCCCCGGCGCTGATGTCAGTGACGACGAAGCGCAACGGATGGTGGAGCTGTACAGGACCAATAACAGCAAGATCACAGACCTGTGGTCGGACTGCGGCGTTGCGCTAAGAAGTATTATGGGCTGGGACAAAAAGTCCGTACGTACATATCTTGGCGAACAGGACTGCGTGATCATAGAAAGAAAAGGCGTCCGCCTGCCAAACGGTCTACACATCCATTACCCTGACCTGCAGGAGCGGGACCGCCAGCTGATCTACAAGAGCCGTAAGGGCGTTATCCCAATCTGGGGTGGCGGCGTCACCGAGAACGTGGTGCAGGCGTTGGCAAGAATCATCGTCGGTGAACAGATGCGGTGGATCTCCCGTGAGTTCCGCGTCGCCCTGACCGTGCATGACTCTGCCGTACTTGTCGTGCCCAAGTGCGATCTGGACGCAGCCAAGGAATACATAGAGTTGTGTATGTCTACACCACCAAGCTGGGCCGCTGGCCTACCCGTGGCCTGTGAATTGACGTACGCCGAGACATATGGGGAGTGTTGAGTGCGAGGGAATTGGTGCGTACATATGAGTCTTGAGCAAGCCTGCCCTGAATGCAGGATCGACGCGCTGCTCAGGGACAAGGAGTGCATGCGTGAGGCCATACGGGAACTGATCATGGTTGGTACGTCGCGACCTAGCGACTGGTGGATGGCGGTAAGGAAAGCATATGAGTGTTTGGAGATCACGAATGAGAAGACGTAAAAATATAGATACCGAAGCAGGTGAAGGTTGGTACATCGTTCCTACGATCCATGGTCCGCGTATACACATTAAGCGCGAAGCACCCGAAGACTACATCCTTGGACCGTATGAAACGTACTTACAAGCTGACTCTGCGTTTGAAGGTTGGCAGAAACGAATCAAGAACAAGGAAGAGGCTCAGAATTACATTGGGTGTGGTTGGGTTCTGTTGGCGGTATCCGCTCTGATTTGGGGGGCCATAGGGTGGTTTCATGGACTTTAGTTTTCGCTGAAAAGCGCAAGATCGTAGGCAAGCCCCCAGCGAACAAGAAGTTTCCCGGCGTAGACAAACTCCGCGCGATGTTAAAGACGATGCCGTCCAAGCCGATCGCAGAGGAACTCGGCGTGACTCAGCACACGATCACTAACTGGGTAGTGCGTTACCACCTGCAGGGGATATCGCCGTTCATAACGATACGTGCGAAGAAAAAGAAAGCGGAGGAGGCGCAGGCCGAAGAAGTAGAAACGGTAGCGGTCAGAGAGTACACCGGCAACATGATGTACAAGTGGGCCAAAGTAAAACTTAGTAAAGCACAGGAGATCAACGGATGGTTTCGCAGGATGCCTATCTGACTCGGCGCGGTATCCACCACCCGCGCGCCAAATTGACAGAGCACGATGTCCACCTGATCCGCGCCCTCGGCGCTGAAGGGTTGAGTCATCGGCAGTTGGCAAGAAAATTCGAGGTTAGCAAACGCGCGGTCGAGGCTGTCTTGACCGGGCAGAGTTGGAGGCATGTATGACAAAAGAAGACATCACCCGCATGGCGGTGAAAAAGGGAACTGCAATGAACACGATCAACGTTAATGGCGTCGAATATCGCTCAGTCACTACGGGCAGCCGTGCGGTGGTGGTAGTCGATCGAGGCTGGATCTTTGCTGGCGATGTGACTCGCGAAAACGGGCGAATCCTGCTGACGCGCTGTCTGCATGTTTTTAAATGGGAAGGCATTGGTTTTGCCAAGATGGTCGAAACGGCGCAGGCTGATCTGCGCCCCATCGCCGACGTGGACATCCCTGCGGGCAGCGAGATTTTTTGCGTCCCGGTGGCTGATGATTGGGGTTTGTAATGTTTAGGCCAGTCGGTTACGGCGACGGCGACGGCGACGGCTTCGGCTACGGCTACGGCTTCGGCGACGGTTACGGCGACGGCTTCGGTTACGGCAACGGCAACGGCTTCGGCTTCGGCGATGGCTACGGTGACGGCTTCGGTCACGGCTTCGGTGACGGCTTCGGTTACGGCGACGGCTACGGTTACGGCGACGGAGACGGCTACGGCAACGGAGACGGCTACGGTTACGGCGACGGCGACGGCACAGTCTC